CTTCCTTTCATTCGATTTATTGTTTAGTGTTTATTGCAACTGTAAGAATACCAGAGGTACACGTATTTTTCTTTACCTCCAACTGAATGTCTTCAGCAGTCCATTTCCACAGACTAAATACAAAACTACCTTCTTCAGTTTCAAGTATCCCCCTCATAGTCTTATCAAGTGAGGTGTACTTCATAGACCTCTCGGATCTCGTTTTCACTATGACTTCCACATCATAAGGTTCACTAACTCCCTCCCAATCCAACTGTAACTCTATACTGGTTGCATTACCAATGCCTTCTTTTTGAAGGGTTACTGTGCCTTCCATTGTAGCTATATCCAAAGTACCTAATACTGAGGAACCACTACTAGGAGCATTCAAGTAGATTATTAGTTCGTCCCTTGGATCTATTGGTGCAAACAATGGATTGATTGCTATAATACCACCTACTACAGTACATAATGTTACACCTTCAACCGGCATATAATATGTTACGTCCTGAGTCTTGTTGAATACATAAAGGAGATTGGTAAGATTAAACTCATTACCGGGAAGACCCAGAACAAGTATAGACCTTTGATCTATTATCTGGTACCTGCTTTCTCCATCAACTCCAACTATAAATTTTAATGCCATATTGCTAGGATATAAAAGCTGCGTAAATCAATGATTTTATTTTCTTTGTGAGACCTACCCCACTTACAAAAGAGACATATACTCTCTCACTACCTGGTACAGCCCGATCTACATATAGATCGAACACATTATCTGCAAGTGGATTATAGAGACTTAAGTCGCCTTGAACCAATCTACAGTACGAAGGGAAAGGATTAGAACTTAAACTTCCACCCTTTATAATTAACCTTAACTGTTTGCCCTCAATAAGTTTCGACATTGTATAAACCTGATTACTTCCAGCCGTCTTTACAAACTGTTCAAAATTTCCAATACTTAAATCACTGTCTGAGGAAGAGTCTACTCTCCACACTCTAGTAGATTGGGAACCCTGACCATCAATACCAGACATTATCAGTGGAGTTATTGGCTTGAACTTATCCAACCAGTCAACCCCATACAAGGGTTTCTCCATAAGATTGTAGTGATCTGTAATGTAGTCGATCCTATGGGTCATTTCCAAGTCGGTCCAATTATTATAATCAGAACTGACCGCTAGAATATACCATCGTAGTACTGTTGCATCCCTAATAAGTTCGTCTACATCACCACCAAACATGGACTTCTCATTTATCTCAACTGCAAGATCTGACAACCTCAACCTTGCCCTTATCAAGAATTCGGATATCTCCAACTTCACTTCCTTGGCAATTGGGTACACACCCGGAAATCTGGGGGGAGTTTCCACATGAGGAGTATTGAAGAAAGCTACATACTCTTCATCAACGGTACCAACGTAAACCCTATATGCTGCCGTTGTCGAAACAACTATACCTGCTTTTTTCCAAGCCACAAAACTGCAACCTGCGTTTGGTGTGGCTAGTAGGTTAATAGAATTACCCCAACCATATACAGGTATATTTGAAGGAGTTACAGTACCACCACCGGAACTATCCACAACTACTGTTATTACAGGTGTCACTACAAATGTTGCAGTACAAAGGGTGTCTCCGGTCAATACATCCTGTAATAAACTCTGCCCTTTAGATCCAGATTTTGTTGGTTGATCCGTAGGTCCCCAATCCCACCCAACGAACATGTACCCGGAATTAGGAGTAGGGGTTAACGTGAATGTAGCCCCTATGTCATATAACCCGGCACCTGCCACAGTCCCGGACCCGGAAGGAGTGATAACTACCGTTACTAGTGCTTGTGCCATAATTAACAGAATTCGTATGGGTTAGAGTTTAATACACTTTCTATTAATGTTTGCGAGATACTCTTTTCACTATCTTCAAACTTAACCTTGGCACCTACAATCATAGTCTCAACATAAGAAATAGCTTTAAACGTGTCGTGGAACTCAGGGCTGTTCTTTCCCTTTATCAGTCCCAGATCCGCTAACTTTCCAATCCTGTCTGCAAGTTCAAGTTCAATATGAGGAGTAAAAAGGTTCTCCATACTGATATTCTGAATGCTGGAGATTGAGAGTGCTTGTTGAGGACTTATAGTTACTCCATCACTTTTGATGAGGTTAGTGTCCTTATCGTAATAGGTAGACTTAGTTTTATCAGTCGGGATTGCCATAGCGTAGATAGTGTACCATCCATCTAACTCAATAGGGAAAGTGAATACTCTCCTTATATCGTTGTAGTTTGTACATACTTTAGTCAAAGCAGTCACTACAGGGGATCCTGTAGGAACAACTAACTTGATACCTGAACTGGAGTTGTAGTATGCGAGAAGCACTAATGCTAACTCGTCAACTTTAGGGTACTGTACGCCCAGACCATCATTAAATGAGGTGTTATAATTATTGAATCCTTGAACACCGTCACCGGTGGAGAACCCAATATTATCTTCGACAACAAAGAATTTCCCTTCTCTGTCAATCCCTTTAACCACTAATAGGTCAGAATTCAATACTATGTTCATATCTTGTCCTCGTTTATTTTACGTGCTTGTCCAGTACTTAGGTATAGTTGGTCTTTCTCTAGTTTTATACCTTCCATTTTCAATTCGATGTCCCTCTCTTTGTGTTCCCGGTTTATATCATTGGTATCTTTAGCAATTTCATAAGTGGCCTTAGCTTTGAAAGTATCCAGATCAAGCTTCTTACTCTCTAGTTCCTGTTTGAACTGATCAAACTTTTTAAGTTGTTGAACTACATCAGCATGATCTTTCTGTAACTGTTCATTCTGACTACTAAGGTTCTGAATCTGACTCTGGTAATTGTTAGATTCTTTCATACTCTGGTCGAGAATGTACACCATGTCACTAACGTTATCCTGCATCAGAACCTTGAATACAACATCCGGAGCAATAATCTTAGCATTGATTAATATTGGGATCATTTGCCGTATCTCCATTTTCTTTGCATACTCGTTGGATGAACTGGTTACATGGATATTATAATCTGAGTAACAGAAATACTTAGGCATGATACTAAACATATTCACTCCACTTGCAGTCGTAAATGACCCAGTGTACCCAGAGTTCAAAGTAAGCTGACACCCCTGAATAAGATCGGTTATAAGGTGCTTCGTGAGTATATCATGGTGATCAAAAAGATTCTTAGTAACTAAGGATGCTTGGGTTACACCCATTTTAGCATTACTCACTGCTTCCCTTTGTTCGATCATACCCATCATCTGCGGTGTTACCCCGGTGATTGCAGAGGCATCATCGTCAAGCATCTGAAGGGTTGCATTAATAGCACTTAGAGAATTACCATCAAGTGAATCATCAAAACCACCATAATTATTAAAGTCCTTTGCGCCATCCTGAGAAGCAGATACAAGGCTAATACCTTGTTTTTTGTACGCCATGTATTTCATAATCCTTGTCACTGGTTCAGGATCTAGGAATTCAGGAATAGCATCATAATTTGTGTTGGATCCCTTAACACCACTATTGGCGATAAGGTTGTCCCTATGGTATCTTAGGATATCAGAATCATCCTGAACATCCTTAGCTTTCCAACATAATGAGTAGGGATCTCCACTCCTATCTGAATACTGGATGCCGTTAAAAGTAGTGTGGCATACATTCTCGTCCTTCTTACTTCTTACGATGTAGGAACTCTTACCCATATCAAGGTATATATCAGATTCTATGCGAACACTTTGATACCTATCTTGTCTCCATCGTTTCTTATTTGCTTTACCCGGACCATCTACAAGTTGGTTTAACATGGTGGCTTCAGGATCGATATCATAAGGGTTATTTGCGATCCACTCACATTCATAAACCGTATGGATGTCAGCTTCCCTCATTGTCTTTTTATCCCCTTTGTACTGTTGTTCTCTGGAGGCACGTTCAAGTAAAGCAGCACTATTTATAGCAGCCCCTCTGGTAATAGTAGGAAGTGTAAACAGATCCTCCATATCTTCAGGACTCATCAAATGTCCGTACCTTGTTAGTATCTCAGTCTTTGTCATGTACCTGACATATACAATCCTTTGAGCATTCTTAAGGTATTGTTGATCCCTACGAGTATGGTAATAAAGGTTCTCAGGGATAAGTACTTCTAATTCTGGAAGCCTTCCTTTCTCAATGGCCCTTACCCTGTAGGCAGCTATACCAATAACACAAAGATCCTCAAACAGGAGTTTCCTTTTTTGGTGCATATCGATGTCAATATCCTCTTGAAAATACTTAAGCATATTATTACAGGTATGTACGAATACCGATCTCCACTCCCTATCAACTTTCTCTTTGGTTTCCTCGATGAGGTTTTTAATATTCAATGGAGTTGTTGGGTTACCAGGTTGTGCGGTTGGATCTAATGGCATCATGCTTTTAGACAATTTAATATGTTCGTCTATAGCTGCGTATACTTCCTGTAAGTGAGCAAATACCTTCTCTTGCATCATAGCACTAATGGTATCCTGATCCATTACAGTGACCTTGTAATCAAATGTGGCAGAGGCAAGTAATCCAATCATCACATCAATCCTGTTCCTAATAATAGGACGGAATTTTAGTTCGGCAGGATTGCCAATACCTTTATTGTCAGTAAGATACTTAAATTCCTTCTCATCTCTTATGCCTTCATACATATCCCTCATCTTTCCAAACTTATGTCTGGCAGAACTATTAGTCGAAACAAGGTCAGCAATCATCCAGTCAGTGTACCCAACAAGGTAGTCTACGTTCTTCTTTTCTTCTTCGGTTGTAGTGTAATCGCTAAGGGCTATGGAGTTAATATTGTACATCGGCTTTCGGGTTATAGGTTATAATATAGTCATAAATTTTACTATTTGCAAATATATTATAACGAGAAAGCAAGATACTTCAAAAATAGGTAATAAAAAAAGTATACGGTAATTGTTGGAAATGTGGTATTTAAACTACTACTTTTGTAGTATAATATTTCGAACTATGGGTATGAGCAACAGAGAAAATATAAACAAGACTATTGAATGGTACGATCAGCACGGACTGGGGATATATTCTAATGACCCAAAAGTGCAGGAGATGCTTAACGATCTCTCCTTCGAGACCATATACACATTCCCTGCACTTACTGCAAACTATTCGTATAAGGGTACTAATAACCCTGATGATCAGGATTCTATTCTGTGATAGTCGCAACTAAGTCATAGTGTACAAGTACTCTGTATTCTTTTTTCCCTACTGATATGGGGACACCGCAAGCATCGTGGAAGATAACTTTATCTCCTGCAACTACTTCATCTACATCATCTGAAACTGATTTAATTATCCCTTTACGAAGACTGCGATCCAAGACACTATCTCGTTTTGCAGTGTCCGGGATAATAATTCCTCCTTTTGTCATATTACTGAAAGCCTCTACTTCAACAATAACTCTATCCTTGTAAGGTTTAAAAGAGTCAATATTGAATTCCGCAAACTCACCAGAGTTCTTTAAAATAAGCATACTTACTTCAACTAGTTTGATGAAATCATCCCCCTCTGTTGAAATAGTAACTTCGGACAACCGATCAAAAATAACCTTGTCCCCTACCTTGAAGAACCCATTACATTTCTTTTCTGCGTTGGGACTAAGTTCTAAAACTTCTCCTTCATATATCTCAATGTCTGTGAAGTACTCACTTAGTTTTGTGCTGTTTGCGAGTACAATACCGGATGTGGTTTTGATCTCTTTTGGTAGTTCTACCTTTACTTTTACATAATCTCTGAGAGGTCTTACAGACCCTACATTCTCTTTAGCATTAATCATATTACGTTGTTGTTTAGTTGTTCTATTTAGAAGATACGAAAATACCTAATGTTTTATTCATTTGCAATATATTAAAACGATAATTCAAATAATAATTTTGGTGCTGTTGTTCCTATTGTGTTCGTCTCACAAGGATCTACAAAATTGAGAGGTGGTACTTCTGCAAATGAGTCCAGATCCTTAGGGGCCTCATATCCTAGTTTTGTGTACTGGGTTTCGAAACTTTCCCTTTCAGGTAACGCTCCAAACTGTTTATACCCATCAGTATCATAGTAGTAACCAAAGAGTCTCATATTGTTAGTTGCCTTCTGAGTACTCTTAGCAACCAACCCGGATGCATCATACTCCTCATCCAACATCTCACACATACCCATGGCAGCGATCATGTCAAACTTTCGTTTCATCTCAATGGAGTATTCACCCAACTGTTTTAGTATTTCCTCAAAGAAGATAAGTTCACTAAAGTCACATACATACTCCTTGATCTTATTGTTGTAGTGAATCACAACCTTCTCGTGAGCAGGAGAACCGTAAATGTTTGGGATCTTACTTGCATCCACACCACCTGACCAGATACTCGGTTGCTTGGCCATGTACTGAAGCATACCCTTGTCCCGGAAATAACTGATTACTTCCTTCTTGGTACGTTCAACATTGAACTTACAGTTATACCAGATAGCAAGTTTAAGGGAGATCTCGAAAGCATCCCTCTCATCACCCGGCCTATCCAAATAGTAAGCAACGTACAAGTTACCAGTCTTCTCAGCAGACAGGTATTTCTTCTTAACTACTGCACAGAACTTGGAACCGTCAGCACCAACAAGGGAGTTATTCGCACCCATATCAATACCGTCAATACCTCCTATGTACAGGTTCTTAAATAACTTACCGTTAGGATCTCTCTCCGGTTCCTCCAGAACAACTACACGCCCATTGATGTTCTCTATGAACTCAACACCAGTTATCTTCCTGGTACCTTTTGCATATATCCATTGAAGTTCACCTCTCTTTGGTTTTGGCATAGTCTTATCTTGCTTCAACCTGATCATCTGATTGGCGATCTTGATTGAGTCAAAGATGTTTGTACCAGATTTCAAGAAGGCCTCTTCTGCCCAGAATGGGTACTCTGCTTTTAAGTTCCTAAGTTCTTCTACAGCACCTTCACTTTCAAAGTTATCCCTATGAACCTTATAGTGATTGTAGGCCAGTTCAATGTCCGTAACTCCATGTGAGTCCATGTACTTCTGCATACACAGATATACCGGGAAGAAGAAACCAGTTTCGACTATTGATCCATCCTGTGTAAACTTGTGTCTGATTGGGAGCATATTGAACACACTTGGTTTGTAGTACATATCCATCAAACCTTCGAGTGCCTCACCTCCTGAAGACTCGTCACCACCTGTACCAAATCCAATTAGGGTACCGAACTTCTCTCCACCAATTTCTGTTAGGGCCTTGGCTGTCATTACTGTTTTCTTGGACATCCTAAAGGAACCAAGCTCTTCAAACACCAGATAATTTGTACGAGTACCACGGAGTTTATCCGGAGAGTCAATTACCTGTCCGATAATCTCTGATCGCCATCCGGACTCTACACGTTCCCTATCAAGTAGGGATGCCCTTTTGTGAAACTTGGAATTTATATTCTGACGTAATCTCTTGAATCCCTTCTGAGTATTCTCATTAACCCAGTCAAGATTTCTCCATGCTTTGTTAAGGATACCATCCTTGATAAGATACTGTTCTTTAGATGCACAGAACATAGTCACCGAACTGGCGACAGAGTTATACATATTGCATCCCATATTGGCAACGTACTCGGACCAACCCACACCTCGGGGTTTAACACATACCGCATCTTTCTCTAAAGCCTTGCACCATTCGATATAGTGAGCGAAACAATAATGGGCTTCCCAGAAGTGTGGGTGTGCCAGAACACGATCCTTTCTTCCGTTAACGGTAACAACAACCGGCAGTACGTAGAAGTTCAGGAAGTTGTACAAGTCCCCCGGACAGAAATATCCGTGAACTGTATACCCATCCCTACATCTTCTAAGTTGTTCGGTCCAGTATTCTCTATATGCAGCAGAACCAAAGGGAGCCGTAGTGTAGTTCCCTTTGTTCTTATCTGCATCTAACTTTGCAGGAGTAAACCATTTAGGGTCAAACCTGTCAGATATTGGCTTGTATTTTGACAGGTGCCACTTATCCTTATTGAGGTCCATCATCTCCTCAAATGAGGACAGTCCTTGAACTTCCTTGATGAACTCCCTATTTCTTTGTAGGACCCTGTATATTGGTTTATCTGATGCCATTATTCACACACCTCTCTATCAACTATAAAGTACTGATTGTTTATGAATTTAATCACTTGAACAGAGGCCTTTCCTTTGAACACATCGACTAACCCAAATGAGTTTACCCAGTAAGACTTTGTACCTTCTTCAGCATAATCAAAGAAGTCATGTTCCGGATCTCCCATCCACCCTATGTTATAAGCGCAGTACAGGCCTTCATCAAAGACCTGATGTCTATGTGTATGACCAAACATGATGTTGCATTTGTATACCTCGCAGTGTTTCTTTGCAGCATGAATGTTATAGTAAACACCGTGGATTAACTTAAGATCACCTAACATGTGGTAGGCTTTCTTTCTAGGATTATCATAAACAGTGTACCCTCTCTTATCCAGATCGAGTGCATCCCTTATATCCTTTATCGCAGTGCCGTACTTTGACACTTCCAATTTAAGACTCTCACGTTTAAATCTTCCTTCGTGATTTCCGTACAGGAATATCTTTTCCTTCCCTTCTCCTATAGCTTCATCGAATAGGTCTAGCAGATTGTTGGCCATTTCATACTCCCTACCAAGGTTAATTCCGACAACCATCCCTTTATTATGGGCACTGATTGAAGGAAGATCCATGAAATCTCCGGTAAAGATTATACCTTTAATCCTGATTCTGTTGCGCCTTATGTACCGCAGAACTGCCTTAACGAACTTAGCATTATATGCCGGGCAGTGAATGTCTGGAAGTACTAACCATCTTTCTACTATCATACACTTGTTAGTTTTTGTTCGAAGTCTGTGTCTACAATTATTACAGAAGGAGTCTCTATGACAGCCTCTGAAATCACTATGTTTGTGAAGAGTGGTTTGATAGGGATATCTAATAGAGATAGAATCCCATCCTTCAAGTTCTCAATCCGCTTACATGTTAAACACTTATCTGCTTCAGGAGTAGGAAAAAGATCATTGATCATCTTTACTTTGGCCGGAGGGTAAATGTACATTCTTGAAAGTGCTAAGAGTATCTGATCCCTGTTCAGTTTCGTATCTTCGGTAACTGAACCTAGTTCCCCATAGAACTCAAACTCCTTCTTGTGTGCTATAACAATATCCTTAACTGCTCTTGGAGTTTTCATTACTTCAAGTGCAAGGGAAGTTATAGATATTTTATTGTCTTCTAATTTCATACGTTGATTATATATTTAAACGATATTAAACAATACTTAATTTCTCTTCTGATCAAACAGTCCCGGCTCAGAATCACCACGGATTGCAGACTCTTTTTCGAGTTCTTTACTTACCTGGTATTCTAAATCCTGTATCCCAGAAACGGCATCACCTAAATTGGCAATGTTGGACATGGCCTCTTTAGGACTGTACTTAAGTTTACCATGATCATCGACATCTGTAAAGTTGGCACTTTCAAAATACACCCTGAGAGAGTCAACCAATTTATGAGAACTGTTCAGTAGTTTCATAATCCTTGAATCAAAACTCTGGTACTTTGCCTTTGCATTTCGAACTATAGGATCAATGAAGTCAGACTCTGGTAATCCCGAGTCATTCCTAGCATACTTTTCCCTTATCGAGTCAGGTTCATTTGAATAATCACACCTGTAATCTGAAGACAAGTATATGTATTTGAACACGTTGTATGCCCAACCTTTCTTTATACCTGAAGGATCATCCTTACTAATATTCCTAGGGTCACTCCATACATCCGCAAACTCTGGATGTAGGAGTACCTCTGGTTTATTGAGTATGAGTTCATTATCCTCCATTATGAAGATGTGCACTCTCATACGGATCGTTTTATTGGTGAGAGTGTAGGCACTAGTCCGGTATAATCGGACAACTCTACATCGTGTAACATACTCTTCTCAATAAGAAACTTAACTATGTCGGCACCTGTCTTCCATTGGAAGGAAGTAGTGTCCCGAGTGTAGTTCGTAGATAGAGTAAGGTCTATGTCACCCTGTCTTGTGAATACTATACGGCCAAATGTGATTGGCTTTTTAGCCTCCCTCCATGGGTAACTAAAATCAAATATGAAGTCGTAGTCAGGAAAGTCTCTCTTTTTAACGAGTTCATTACACACAAGATCCACCAAGTCAAGGTAGGTCTTTCCTTTTAAAACGTCTTCGCTCATATACTTGAAGTAGTAGAACTTGTCCGAATGATGAATAGTTCCATTCGGAATCGACACACCAATTAATTCGTGTATCCTGCTAGGGACTTTAAAAACACCCATATTCTTCTTTTTTATTTCGTCAGGAGTTGCATACCTGAGGTCTTTCGAGCTGTAGAGGTTCTTGTTAATGGATCCGTTTTTATCGAACCAAAAACATCTAATACCAAGTAATGATGTAGTTCCAGTCTTTAACATAGACCTAACAATTTTATCCACCATCATCACCGGCCTATTCTGAAGTTCCTGTCGCAGAATTACAACATCCCCTTCTTTAAAGTATTTATCTTTATCCATATCTCATGCATTATATAAAATCAAATTTGAAAACTAGACAACCTAAATTCTCCGGATATGGAAACTTTGATGCGTAGGACCTAGTAACCCTGTTGTATTCTAACAGAGACTTCTTCTTAAGGGCGTTTATCGTGTTATTGAAACTATATACCCCTAGACCTGTTGCCTCTCTTACAGACGGTCTATTTGCCCTATTCAACAACCCTGCTTTTAGGATCTCTGATAATACCAGGCATTCTGTGAGAGTTACAGATCCACGGGTTCTTAGTTTTAAATAGTGCTCAAGAAAAGTTCTCTCAGTGACACGGATGGGTACTACTTCCAGTCTTCCTGTTAACACTCCTTTTTCATATTTGGCATCCCCTTCTTCATATCGGGCATACCTTTTTTCAAAGGAAAAACCTTCTTACCTGTG